ATGAAAATTCTATTCTGGTTTCGTAAATCAGAAAGTAAGGAGCAGGTCAAAGCGAAAGATCCGGTCGGAAGTATCCAATGCCGCATTACGATCCAAAATTCAGCTGTCGAACTCGGATCCACAGGAATTTCGTGTAAGAAGTCAAGTTGGAATCCGGAGAATCAAACCCTGAGAGGCGACAGCTTACGAGCGACCCGGGCGAACAAGGTAATCCGAGATACTACGGCCAACCTTGAAAAACTATTTGATATGCTGGCGACAAAATACAGCTACGTATCACCATCAACGTTAAAAGACTACTACCTATCGAAGAAGAAATTCACATATTCAATTACAGAAATCTTCGATGCATGGAATGATCACAGGCGCAAATTGGCCGAAAAAGGTTCGATATCGCCCAACACTTTCGAGGTACATGAAAATTATCTCAGGCATATCGGCGAGTACTTCAAAGTACGTGGTGTCGCCCGGCCTATCGAGATCCCGGACAATTTTTTCCAAGATTTCTATGACTGGATGCTCATGGCTGACAGGTCAGGCGAACGATTTGCCCGCAAGGTTTCGGAATTTGCAAAGCAGGTGTTTACCTGGGCAGAGAAAAAACGGCTGTGCCACAGATTGCAAGCATGTGCGGAACCGTTGCCCGGGAAAGCGGATACCGAAGAGAACCTTGATACCACACATTTGACCGTCCCACAGCTCACCAAATTGATAAGCTTCGACTTCTTCAAACTCGTAGCCGCTGGTCAGATCGTCTCGCAGACGGCGGAAACCCTTTCAGTAGAACGTGATGCATTTGTATTCAACTGTTTCACCGGGATGCATCATTGCGACTACACCAAAAAGGATTTTCACATTGAGCAATACAAAGCTGCCACGTTCCTCACTGGCCACCGTCAGAAAACAAAAAAACGGTTCGCAATCAAGCTACTGGAACCAGCGATCGCCATTCTGAATAAGTACGGAGGTGATTACAAAAACCTGCCGGTAAAGAGCAACCAAAAAAGGAATGCAAGCCTGAAACAAATTGCGGCCTTCGCAGGCCTGCCCATCTTGCTTTCAACCAAAATAGCCAGGAAAACATTTGCCGATATCGCGTTGAATGTAATGCTTATGACGCCCGATGACGTCGCGCAGTGCCTGGGCCTCACGTCGACCAGGTACCTAAAAAACTACGTCAGGATACGCGAAGAGCGCCTGTTAAAGGTAATGCCTAGCTGGGCCAATTTACAGGAAGCATGCTAAGCAAAAGGGCTGGAATATCCAGCCCTTTTCTTATGCACTTGCCCGCGCCCTGGTGTCATTCAACAGAGTTTCGTACTTCTCAAAGATATTGTAATTGATACCCGCCGGCTTTCGCGCTATCTCTCTTAATAGCCGATTCGTTTCGGCTAGCTGGGGATCTGGCATCATCGGGCCACCGCCTGGCTGCATTCCCGTATCTCCCCCAGCGGCATAATATCGGTTTTGCCGCATCGCTTCCAACATATTTGCAAAGTCGGCCACAACAGGGTTACGCAGCATTGGTTCGCTGATCACGTACTCCCTACCGTCCTCGCCTGCGACGTAGCTCCGTTTCCCAAGTGAGAATAGCGTCGGGCTATTTACCCACCCCGCCGGAGCGGCGCCACGGTCAATCTGGATGTTGTCAAAATCGGTCGGACCACCAGTAGCGCGAAATGCTGGGGTATCAGGCTGCTTCGACGAATCGATCACTGCCTTAGCCTTAACCATTCCCGCCGTAACTGCGGCAACAGCCGCGGCGATCCGGAGCGCAACGGTATAAGGATCTCCCTTTGTTCCAGTCGCAACAGCAGAAGCTATTGCAGTACCGGTATCAACGGCTATTTGAAACAAGGCGAGCGCCTTCTGGAATTCGGCATACTCGTTCTGGTTTCCAGCAGTGAGAGTAAGTATATCGGAAATCACCTGGCCGCCGGTCTGCATTGCTTCACCGGTTTTATTGATCTGGTCGAGCTTTATCGCAAGCATTTCCCGATCGGCCTTAGCGATCTCAGAGTTGATGCGTTTTTGCTGATCGATTTCCAGATCACCATAATCCTGACGAAGCGTCCGGAGCCTTTCCAAATGATCCCGCACGATCTGTTCTTTGCTGGTGCCGTTTTCTTCGGCCATGGCCAGCTCGCTGCGGTAATTATCGACTACACCTTCGAGCAGGGTGTCTGTTGCCTTTTTCGCCCGCTCTGCTTTCAGATCGTCGATTTCCTTATGCCAACGCTTTTCAATCTCGACGATCGATTCACCGCGCGCTTTGGCGGCGGCAATTTCTTGCTCGTAGTGATGATTTATTTCGAATAGCTGCTCATCCTGACGCTTCGCAATTTCATCCTGGTGCTTTTGTTCGGCCTGGTTCTCTTCCTTCGACTGGGTATTAATGACGTCCAGCTGCCGGCGCATGGTTTTGTCGAAGTCGGCCAGGTGCTTCTTATTGTACTTCTGGCTGATGATCCCGACCTCTTGGTTATGCAGCTCGTTAATTTTGGCGATTTCCGAAGCGTTTTTACCAGCGCGCTTACGCAGCCCATCATACTTAAACTGCGCCTGTTGGAGCTCCTTTTCTTGCTCCCCCATCATCGCGACGGTGTGCTGCTGCTGCTCTTTCAGAAGCTCGTCGTTCAATTTTTTGGCTTCCTCGCGAGCGGATTTTGCCTGGTCTTTTGTCGGACCACTGTAAGGCGTGGCCGGTGTCTCAGGCGCCCCAATCGCCCCGGCCAGTTTCATTTTACCACGCGACGGATCCCGGCGCTTACGCCTGGTTTCGATATCGTCAATACCTTCCAGGCCCGCAAGATCTCGCCGGCGCTGTATGATTTCATCGTTGAGCCGCTTCGCTTCCTTTCTGCGCTGATCAAAATCCTCTTTGGTGAAATTCTGCTCAACCAGCTGACCGCCACTGTTGACGATGAATTTCTTCTTTTGGTTGAGCTCCCATTCTAATACTTTGGCTCGACGGTCCAGATCGGCTACTTCCTCTTTAAGCATCTCGCGCCTGGTTTGCCGCATGGTTTCGAGCAATGAACGCTGGTTGGCTATGAACTGTGCGGCCTTGTCCCGGCTGATATCCATTGCATTGCCGTACTTATCGAATGAGGTGGCCGCTTCCGGAACTTCGTCCGCGATCGCATTAACTATTTTTTGAAGCTCCTGCTGCTCCTTGGTTGATAGGTTCGTTTTCGATTTCAGCTCGTCATAACGTGAAAGTAGCGCAGGGAATTTAGCTTCCACCGCGGCGACTTTCTCCTGCTGCGCTTCCAGCTCCTTCAATTGAAGGTCGAGCTCAGAAACCACGCCGGCCCATTTTCCGAACAGTTCGACGAATGGCGCAATACCGGCGGACGTTTCTTCCCACCAGGTTGACAATTTCTTCTGGATCTTATCCAGGATGGCGGCAGTATTCTGGTTTTTGACGTTGAACTCGTCGATAACCGAAGTGCCTTTTTCGAAGGCAGCGTTAGCGATATCTTGTTGCTTACGGACCAGCTCCGTGTTTTTGGCAAAAGCACCAAGTACCGCCGCGCCTTCACTACCTTCGATGCCCAGCGTTTCCAGCATTTTCGCGAGGCCTTCAACGCCCTGAGTGCTGCTTTTAGCCCCTTCCAGTACACGCAGGAACGCTTCGTTACCATCGGTTTTGAGCAGCTGCGAAAATTTGGAGACTTCCATGCCGGCCACCTTGGCAAAGTACGGCACGTCCTTACCCATAGCGATGACCATTTTCCCGATGTTGGTCGCCGAAAGCTCGGCGCTCTGACCGAGGATATCGGCCGCAGCGGCCATACCCATGGTGTCGGCGATGCTGATGCCGGCATTAGGAGCAATCCCCGCGAAACGCTTTGCCCAGTTGACCAGGTATCCCTCGTTAGCCTGGCTGCTGGCGCCGACGGTATTGATGGCTGAGCCAACTTTAAGCATTGATTTCTCAATGCCGAATTCCTGCTCGAGCCCAAAAATGGACACAAGCTTACCGATATCGTTGAGCGCTTCTTCCGCATTGCCGCCCAGGTCCTCACCCAGCGCGACGTTCAACATATCGGCCGCTTTGACGAATGCAAGCACTTCGTCCTTGGTATCATACCCCAGCTTACCGGCCACTGCCGCCAACTCACGCAGCTCAGATACTGGTGTCCGCGTGTCCAGCGCACCCAGCGCCGAATTAAGTTCCATCAAATCCTTTCCAGTGATCCCTGTTTGCTTGGAAACATCGGCCAACTCATCAGAAAGCTTTGCTGCATTCGTGACAAGCGATATAATACCTTGTTTGGCCAGAGATAAGCCCTGATCGAGAAGAGATCCGCCGACAAAGCCCATTGCGATCTCCTTCCACGTACCTTTAAATTTGAATAGAGATCCTTCGCCGCCACGCATCTCGTTTACCATCGAGCTATGAGCTTTCCGAACTTTGGCCAGGTCCTTGACCATTTTATCGAATCCGGCAGGGTCATCTTCCCGTTTCATGTTAGACAGCTGACGTTCCAGCCCGATCATCGTCGTGCGAACTTCCTTGATGGATGTTTTCGCGCGCTCGCCATTAATGATCAGCTCAATGACCGCTTTTTCATTTACTTTTCCCATGGCTATAATTTGATGGTCACTGTGTTATTAAGAAGGGATTCGGAGAGCTTGACCAGCCCGATTCCGTATTGTTTGGCCAGAACTTCTGACAGTTTCTTTTCTTCGGCAGTTTTGCGCCTGGAATACCATTTGATTGGTTTGCGGGGCACATCAGGTTTGTGGACCCGGAATCGTTTCCTGAGCAGAGCTGCATTCATATTCACGCCGCGGCCAACGCCCATATCTATGAATCGCCCATGCATCGGGAAATCAATTTTGAGAGTATCCAAACCGCCGGCGCCCATCGAAAGTTTAGTATCCCACTCCTTGTACAGCGTACGGGAACGCTCGGCGCCTTTCCTGCTCATTCTCCGGCCGTACACCTTTTTGTCAAGCTCCCTGCGGAATTTGCTTACCGAGATCCGGAGGAACTGTTCATAAGTCCCTTTCAGATTTATCCGGGCGTTGATATCAAGATCCTTGTAGTTCATCGCGTGCGGTACCCTTCCCCATCTAACATTGCCCAGGTTGTCCACTTAATCAGCCCGCGGGGATTCCCGGCTACCAGGTGCAATACGCGCGACTCAACTACGGTGCGGTGACCTGAGATGTAGCTGGACAATTTTGTCGTCGTTTTATGCGGGATACCGTTGACGTCGTAATCATCAACCTTTTTGACATACTCTATCAATAAGCTTTGAGTGTTTTCGGGCTCAGTAAAAAGCCCGTCCTTCCAGACGTAGGCGACGATATCGGCATAGCTGTTCCGGATGCTACCATTTTCGTTAGCATCCTCGGTAACCCTGTTCTCAATCGCGAGTTGAACCCAACTATTGATCAATTTCGGGTCGTACGCTCCGGACGGCTTAAAAAGTTTGGGCACCAGCTGCCGACCTTCGAATTCTGCCAAAACGTAACCTTCCGACGCAGATAGCCGGTAGCTCAGCTTTTCAAGAATATACTTGCCCAAAACCTGGTTAGAAAGCTTAAACCCAACTGGAACACTGGGGCTAACTTCTCCGAGCTTTGAAAGGCTGAGCCTGGCAAGGGTGGTTACTTTTTTTGAGGATGCCAGAAACTCAAAATAGAACTTCTGGTATCTGTTCCATATGTCGTCCGGCTCACCAGGTTGCAGAGACAATTCGCCGAAGATCCTGTACTTGGCATCGTAGGATACGCTGCTCGCATAAGGATAAAAATTGCCGGCAGTGTCTTCCTTCAAGCCCCAATAAACCAGAAGTCGCAGCGCCCATTCGTTTTTCGCCGGCGGAATTGCGTCCGGATCATTTGCGTCGACATAAGGTGAATAGTTTGCTGATTTCTCAAAGTAAGGATCCGCCAGGTTACCGGGCTGCTGAGCGGCAGGTATCAACCATTCAGGACCAGCCGCAGACGTATCATTCGTGCTTTTGAAACTGTCCATCCGTACGGTACCGATCGAAAGTCCCATATCTGTCTGCTTTGTGCCGACTGTAAAAGAGAATGAGGATTTTAGCTCCTTCGGTTGGATTTCCTTCGAGTCGAACGGGAAGGGATGGTAGCGGACGTACTTGTCGGAACCGTCCGAAAACACCTTGATATTGTAGCCCTTCCCCGCCGACTTGTCAATGCCGTAAGTCTCCGGAACAATCATTTCCGAGATATCTGTATAAGCATTGGACGAGGCCATGGACTTGTAAGTATTGAAAATGGCCTTTCGGGAAGTGAGATTAAAATCGATACTCAGCCCGACATATGTGCGCAACGCTTTGAAAAATTCCGATATGCTATAATCCCCCAAGTGCCTGCCGATTTCGACCGTATACCCGCCAGTGTCGACCGAAAGGCCTGGAACCGTCTGCGTATTATAGATGACAAGCCGGCTAAGAACAGGGTCAGAAAAGAACGTCCCTGATGCAGCAAACCCTAGTTTGGTACAGATATAGGTGATCAGCCAACCGACATATATGAAAGGCGTCAGCAGCCGATCGCCAGTGCCCAGAAGTGTATTTGAATAGACTGGTTCGGGCGTACCAGGATAGCAGACATTTACGATTGTCGGCGCCTTGTAGTTGGCGTTTGGCTTAAACTCTGCTTCGACCATTTCCGAATTATGGAACGGAGGAAAAACGCAGGGGTAGCGGTTCGGAGGCGCTACCGCCATCTTTCGCATTGTGGCTACATTCGCCGTTTCGTCGGTACCGATAAAGATCCGCTCGGTAACAAATTCCCGGACGGGCACATTCCGGATCTGATCAGCAAGCTCGCCAAGATCAATCAATAAAGCGGCATCGGCCTTGTTTCCCGAAGTAGTAAAAGTGAGCAGGGCATTAAAATGAAATGGCTCAGACCGGACCGACACTTTCAAATCAGTTGATATAGGACTTTCAGGCAAATGACTGTTGCCGATAAACAGGCAATTATTCGGACTCAGCCCAAATGTAAATGGATAGGAATACGAGCCGCGAAGAGCTTCGTCGGCATCAAAAATGGTGCTGTTGATTTCGATCGTTATTGTCTGATCTTCCGGCAGTTCAAGAACCTTCCCTTCGGAATTACGTATTTCGAGCATATGGTCCGAGATTAGGCGGCTTCTTCAAAGTCCCGCTTGATAGTGATGAATACCGAGGCCCCTGTTTTCAAAGCAGCCTGGATCTTTGTGTACAGCTCATCGAAAGCCGGCCGACTAGTGCCGCCCCTAATTTGATAGTCGCGCCCGATCAAATCAAAGGCTTTACCTGTTAAAGGGCATCCTTCGGTATGCAGCGAGGTATTTCCTGAATGGATCCGGATGCCGTCGAAACCAGGCACCTGTGAGATTAGCGGCAGCATCCTTTTGAAGGCTGGCGAATAAGTGATCGATACCGGATAGCGCCCCGTAGGAATAGCCGTTGCTGCCTTTACTTTCAAAGCACGCACCTGTTCCAACGGCATTGATTGGTCAATCCCGCGGTCAATATCTTCCAGGAAATAACATTGAAATTTCCCGTCGACGGTGACTTCGCTAATAGTTGCAGTTTCGCTCTTCCAACGTCTGATTACTTGGATATCCATCTATTCCACTGGTTTAAATACCTTGAATAAGTCTGCGTGCAGATCCACATGAATAGCCCTGAGTTCAGAAAAAGAACTTCAAAGCTGGTCCCGGACGGACGCGCCGCTTTCAGCAGCATGAAGAAAGCCCCGATCATGATCAGCACAAGCGAGATCCGCTCGACGAAGTATTCGCGGGCGCCATCGGTCAGCCTGAACAAGCTGGCCACCAGAATGCCGACCAGGAATAGTGCGTTCATTCCATTACTCAGGTGAATCATCAGATTTTCCATTGTCTTGGGGTTTGTTAATTCGGTTAAGGATTTCATTGGTTATGCGCTCAATAAACTTGAAACCGCCTACGCCGATCGCGAAGGCAATCCCTTCCAGACTTTTGAGGTTGGAAAACTCAGCAACCAAAGCGGTCAGGTAGACCGCGGTCAGGTAGTTAGCCAGCACGATCGTGAAGATGGCCGTGCGGTTCTTTTTCTTGCCGTTCAGCAAAAGCACTACCGTACCGATAAAAGCTGCCATACAAATTCCCCGGGCCTGTGGAAAAAAAATATCCCAAATTGTCATCGTCTGCTGGGTTTACGACGTGCAATTTGGGATTTGAGAGCGGCTGAGCCGTAGGACAGACTAGCCTGCTTTGATAGGCTGCCTACGGCGCATGGTAAAGAATATGATCAAGGATCAACTGCGCATCAGTCTTGATCCCCTGTGCAGAATGATGGATATCCGTCAGGAATAGCTGCTGCTTCTTCTCTGTGTAAGTTGTAGGAGTTGCCCCATTGTATAGTACAACTTCCTCCTTGTTTTCAAGCGGGAAAGCAGTAATGTCACGCATGACATTGCGAAGCCCGTACAGCCTGTGAATCGGCATGTGACGCGGCGCGACAAATATTTTCTCCGCATCCCGCTTGTCAAACCTGCTAATTAGCAGCTCGGATTGTTCCAGCTTGCGGACTTGATCGAGTTCAGTGTCGATGTTCATCCGGCTGCTGGATCCCGGCGGCACAGTACCGACGATCACAGGTAATGTGGCGCTATATTGCCTGATCGAGTCGATCATAATCTGCGTAGACAATCCAGTGTTTGTAGCCGGACTTACAGGGTTGGTCCCCAATAGTATGCAGACAACGTCAAGTTGCCCGATGTTGTACGTTGACATATACTGGCTGAAACTGAATGATGCGTTGGCCAGCGTATTATCAGGCGAGAACATGAACGGGCAATGCAAAGTCGGCTTCTCTACATCACCGACAGGCGCCCTTTGACCGTCCGGTACAAACCTGGTCGTAAATATTTGCTCTGTCCACGACCCAAAGGCTTCCGCATATACAGTAGCGCCGGTGTTCGCAGGGTACTTATAGGTGGTCGGACGCGTGCCTTTTGAAATGATGGTATTTCCGCCTGCCGCCGCCATCGTCATTACCTGTTGAATGTACCCGACTCCTTCCCAATCAGAGTTGCCCAGGCTATCCATAATGAAAAGCACGTTCACCGTTTTCCCGGCCGGTTTTGCTTTCGGCGTGATACCGATCACTTGTTCATTGACAACCAGCGGCGCTCCGGTAGCATCGCGGTGCAGATAATCACAAATCTGTACAGTCAAGTTTGTTGCGGCCCCTGTTCCCAAAACCTGCCCGAAGTCCTTACCCCATGAGACATTGTTTGTAGTCAGCCCATTAGAAACCAGGCGCGAAACCATCGAGAGCCCGTAAGGCAGCTTATCATAAACCTCAAAATACTTGATTATCGTGTCGTGATAGAACCAGTATTTGGAGTCGGCGAGCGGGTAAAATTTCGACGGCAACACCAACTTCGGAATTGTTGGGGCAATGTCTGCTACCCTCTGGACGATTTTAGATGAAGTCGAAAGCGTATATGCGCTTGTTTTAAATGCGGCCGATTCTGCAAGCGTGCCGGCCACGTCGATCGACAGGTTTTGCGGTATATACCTGATACGGGTCAACAGGTTTGCATCGGCCACGTCCTTGCTCCACATCAGCGTGACAGGAAAAGGCGAGAATGTTTGATTACTCTCGTCACAATACCCGAATGTAATTTTGATGCTCGCTTTGCTCTGATCGTAAAGTTTGGGCAACACGAAATCATAATTTGTGACCCGCTTATCAAATCTAATCCGTTGTAGCTCTTTCGTCGTACCGTCATCGACCAAACAAAAAGCATATTTTGCCCGCACATTAGAAAAGTTGTGGCCAGGAAATGAGAACGTGTCAAATTTGTTCGCGACGGAAGCCAACACCAAAATGATCGCTGCAAAATTTGTGCTGCCGATATCCCTGACAACAGCCTGATTATACACCGGCGTGAGTTCTTTGGATTCGATTCGAGAACTGTCGGTTACTCGGAGCGCCGGAAAATTTTTATTGTTTTCAGTGATCGCTTTCGATACATCACTTGGCGCCACCAATGGGCCTACGACCACGTCGGTAGACATCAGGAGGCGATAATTTGTACAATTCCAGCCAGGTTGAGCAAGGTCCCCTGGTGATTCGAAAATATCACGAACATTGGTCAATACACTGATTTGAGCCGTCGACTGGTTTGGATCAACGTTGCCAGCCGCCCAAAGGACGGGAACACCTGGAATAAAGGTTTTACCCAATTCGTCACAGTAACCCCACGTGATAAAGACACCTTCCATCAGCGAGTAGGTTCGGCTAAGCGTAAACGAATATTCACTTGTCCGCTTATCGAATTCGACGGTCCTGGATTCCTTTTCTCCATTCAAAGTCCGGATCACACAAAATGCATTTTTCGCACTGGCATGCGTCAGGTTGTGCCCTGGGAATTTGAATGTGTTGAAATTAAGCTCTGTCTGAACGAAACCTATCCGAACCGCCGATATCAGCGCATGTGATATCGTTTTGGTCACGGTATTTTCTAAAACAAGGCTTTCCTTTGATGCAAGTACCTTTTGCTCGGTTGAAGATTTTACTGTTTGCAGATCGGCGATTTGACTGGTCATGAAGCGTTTGTTGTCGGTGGCAGACTTGTAGCACATCTTGGAGATCCCGGTATGTCCAACGGCAAGGCCTACGGGGTTGAAACCGTCAGGGATCAAGCTCCAATCAATAGTGACGTATGCCACGCGCTGTCCTGTTCCTCTTAGCTCGATACGTTCCGGGAATGAGGAAGGCACATAATTTGACTTTGTGAAATCGTAGATAACCGGCCACGCACCTGGTGTTACGTATTCATGTATACGAACGACGAATTCTGTCGAGCCACCGAATTTTTTGGCTATAATACCGATCAGGTAGGTCTTTGCCTGATCGGCACCGTAAAGCTGGATATCCGAAATCGCCGCGCGAATAATTGCCCCGTCTGGGCTAATCGAATTTGGTAGCCAGGGATAATTCTTCCACGCAACATCATCGCCCAATTTCAGGTTAGAAACAGCGCCGTCTTTGGGAATCGCGCCCATTTCTGTTTGTTCCCAAACCGTCCCTTTCGAAATGATTTTATTCCCTTTTACCCAGTTAATGGCGCCGCCACCGAGATTACGCGTAAACGTGGCTCCGATTTCGTACCAGGTTCCAGCAGGGCCGACAGTCGTCAGGTTCGGCACGTTGTTGACCGGATCCCAAAAGCCTTTGTAGATCGCACCGGTCGTAACAATCTCGCGAGCATCGTTCGCAATTTCCTCCGTTTCGTCTCTGAGGGCGGTGAGCTCGGCTAGATACGAGGTTTCGCTATCGAGATTCGGGTATCTGGGCACCAGGTTGGCAAGTTGAATCCCACCTTTATACCAGTACTCAATGATGCCTTTCCCATCACCTTGATCAATATAGCGCCGGCGTCCCTGCCGTAGGAACGCCATATCCGCACCATTGTGAGCTGCTGCCACGGAAGGCCATGGAGCACCACTGGGTTGCCATTCGAAAGCAAATTCGGGCTCGTCGCCGAGCAAGCGAAATCCTTGATGAATCTCCTTCATTATGATAGTCTGAATTCAGTTGTTGTCGTGAAATAAGTTTTTGTTTTTGACCGGTACACTCGCCAACCATTTACCACGCCGATGACCGAGAATACCTGATCCGGACCAATTGCCCCGCTGTCGTCTGCTGTCGCGTACCAGACCGTTTTGATAGGTTCAGTTTCACGCTCTGCCATAAACAGGTACATAGGCGCAGCATTGCCTGTCCGAAAATCAGCAATAACTTTTGCACCAGACAAAACCGTGGAAGCGCCTTGCAGTACGACAATTTGCGCTTCGACAAGCATGTCCGGAGTGCTCATCCAGCCCCAATAAACTTTCTTACTTGTACCGGTGAAGGGGATAACTGACATCGTAATTTCTATTACGTCTTCATCATCCTTGGTAAATACGGTCACGCTCATGATTGTGGTTTGGTTACATCGTCCGTAATTGTGAAGTTTCCGCGAAAACGCGTTTTGACCTTCCCTGTGACGGCATAGGTCTGCTGCATGTCGTATTGATAGACGCCAGGGTTTAGCGTCGACATTTTCGCAGCATCGATAGCCAGCACCAGCACACCACCAGGTGTCTGCTCGAAGGTAATTCCGCCATTGGCGGCGGTCGTCAGCTCTACGATCACCACCAAGTTGGACCGGATTTGCATTCGAAATTGATGGTCGGAAAGCTGCTCTTCAACCCCGTTACGTTTGATCTGGATGTAACGCTCCATTGTGTCACCACGGTAGACGGAGGTATCAAGGCCCAATGCCGGGCCGCTCAATGAAACTGCCATTAGTCTGGATGATTGAATTTGAACAAGATGATAATAGCAATGATCACGACAAGCGACAGCCCACCGATCAAAAGCAAGCCCGTCACATTCGACTGTCGCTCCTTTTCATTTTGGGCTGTACTTACGTCCTTCTGCTCCCTTAGTTGGTTGGATTGCTGGGAGGATCCACGGATCACTTTACGAAATGTCACCCGGGCCGACCCTTTCATCTTATTAGGAGGACGGGTCTTGACCTGATTACTGTCGACTTGGATAAACCCGAGCTTTTCCAAAATGCCGACCGTCGCATGCGGAGCTATGTCCAATATGGGAGACAGTGGCGCACCGGATTGTATAAGTGAAAGATCATCCGTCTCGATGACGAGCTCTTGGATGCTTTCACCTTGCCAGGCTTGTTTTTGCTCGACGCTGCGCGTGACTGTACTGTCGGCGGAAGCTCTGCTTTTTTTAAAACTGCGACAGGCAAAAAGGCCGTAGCTGCTCAGGAAGCTGAGCACGGCCAGTAACAGGTACACAAAAAACTTTTTCATGGCTAATAGATTGGATTAGGGAATGACACGCCAATCGGTGGCGATAAAATCCGCCTGAATGGGGTGATAGGCTTTTTGGGGATCTTGCCCAGGCTCAACCAGGTAGATGCACTGCAAGAAATTGAGCGAGTTTGCATCGAGCTTCATGCCGTAATTATTACTCATGGCCACCGCGCGATCGGAGTCCACCGGGACAGTGTCAGGAATACCATCGCCGTCGATATCCAGATACACCTTCTTTTCAGGATTGTTCCAACCATCGCGAGTGATGAATTGGCCGGCGCGGACGTGGTAAAGCCCATCGAACCAGTTTAGATTTTCAGTTTTCATTATGGAAGTGAAGAAAGGTTGACATTGCAAACGTGAATGATCGGCGTGGCCGCGGTGCCAGTAAAAGTCACCGATGACGTCAGCGGATGCCTAAATTCGAGCGTATGGCTGGCGTTATCAGCGCACGGGTTCATGTACATCACGCTCATGGTTGTTCCCTTAATCCGCACGAGAACCCAGCCGCGGCGGTCGTGACAAGCGTCAACAATATCATCGGCTTCCGCATTACTCGCAGTAATCCAGGAGCCACCATCAATCCGGAAATCGCAGTAGTACTCTGTGCCGCCTTCGGTGAGCGCCCACGTATTGGCATACATATGCACGCCAAAAGCGGTCATATCAGCTGAACCATTGTACGGATAATAGTACCCTCCTGCCTCCGGCGTCCAGTACGGGAACTCATCCAGGCTTACGTTGTTCGGGTTGCCATTTTTGAAATACAGCGCACCTTCCGCATACTGACGGACCACCTTTTTATCAAATCGCTTGCTGTCGTAGCCGTAACCGATAACTCCGTTACCATAGATGAAAAACAACACGGCCTGCGAAATCAGGAACACCGGATTGATCGGTATCTTGGTTTTGAACATCAAATCGCCTTCCGGATATACGATATCGTAGAAGTTGTTGGGGCGCCATTCGTGAAAGGATTGAATAAAGCCTACCATGAACTTGCCCAATTTCCTGTTTAGAAGCCCACTATATGGGATCGCATAGCCGTGCAGATATAAAGTGTCTGGTTCCTTATAGTACCCGCCATAGCATGAGGTAGTGGTCTTTTCCATAGTTCCCCCAGGAAGCATAGGATTTCCAGGCCACGTATTGGGAGAGTCGCGCAACCGCTGCTTAGCTTCGGCTCTGGTTAACCAATCTGGCCGGGCGCCAACGCCCGAATAATAGTTATCAGCCAAAAAGAAATTCGGCCCATATTTGGCTATCATTCTCGGTATAAGTGCATCATAATATGCTCTCCGGAATGCCCAGTGCGGAGAAATAGCATGCTCCTGCTCGGCATTCTCAAAAATGACGGCGTTGTAAAAATCGGTAAACAACAACCCCTTGTCATAACCTTGCTGGTAGGTCATCGGCTCGGTTTGCCCGGGGACTGTGGGAAAAATGTTCGCATTCCAGATATTTGGCCAGCTGTTGCCCAAAGGTACCCAGTTGGCCGGGGCAGGGTTTCCCGACAAATTGAACTGCGCCATCGTCAGGTTACCCATCGGGTCGTTGTAAGCCTTTCCCTGGGCTGATATTTGGGCTTGTCTGCTGGGAGAAACTTCCTGCAAATCAAACTTTGATACGTGAGTGTATCCCTTTTGCAATAGCTGCTCGACCGTGTAAGCTCCCTTGCTCATGTGCCACATCTTACCCGGCGGAAGTACAATATCCGGGAGGATATCCGCCCACTGACACATCTGGGTAAGCGCATCGTACTCGTCAGGAACTTCCTGAACAAATTCTATCTCTACTGCCATAACTCACTTCTTATTTTGAACACCACAATCGAATGCAATTGATACCCCGTGAGGGAATGAAGCTGCCAGGGCTTCATTGGAACCAGGCTCGCCGTTCCATGGCTGTAATGTGCCATTATAGCCTACCTGGACCATCGCTTTAAAAATCCCCCAAGGCTTTCCTTTGGGGTAGGGGTAGTTACTGAGCGGGGTCATCGTCTTGATAATCTCAGTATTGAAAATGTACCAGTAGATGTAGCCGGATTGAGGTGAATCCGTGCTTTCGTCAGTGAAGAGCACCTCGGTCGGCGTGACCTCCTTTTTCATTTTCACATGCATCCAGTAACCTTTGGCGTAGGTTTTGGGCGTAACATCGCCACCCACAGCCCCGGATTGATTGATCACGTAGCCATCTGAAATCAGGTCATGATTCATCCCATCGCGCAGGTAAACCGTTTTTTTGCTGCCTGGCGGGAAAAGATCGACAGCACTGTATGCCGATGTATTAAGCAGTAGCACACAGCTCTCTGTCGCCCCACCAAAACCGTCAAAAAACGCGCTGGTTGGATACCAGCTAACTTTATCCAGACTAAACTGCAACTTTGGAACTCCCGAGGGATACGACGCCCACGGCTCAGCCCACACGTTGTTGTTGACCACGTTGACGCCGTTGTATTTTACCCCGCCAACTGATGGCACTATACGAGCACCAGGTGAAACTGTATTCCCCCAGCCACCGAGAACTTTCAGCTCGTTGAATTGAACCGTCTGTTGGTAGGTCTTTACGATCGGGCTGTCTTCGGTTACTCCGCTGTGGAGTGCCAAGGTAATGCGCAGTTTTCCCCGAGTGTTCAAACTAGCCCCCTGGAACATCACCGAACGAGAATCGACACCGGGCGAAGAGAATAACCGCATCACAGGTACTATATTGGACGGTGCTCCCGCAACACCGGCGCCGCCGGCCGCGGTAACCAAAACAAAATTCCCTGCAACTTCCTTTTCAAGCTTCAACCGGTAAAATCGGAAGGTCGCCCCGGTTTCGTCTGCCTTAAAATATCCGTTAAAACCAGTCGACGGAACGGGACCATCGTATGCCGCGGCCGACAAATCGGCTATCTGATCCCCATCCCAACCGGCAACCAATTTAAAGACGTGGCTCGGTGCTGACGGAGGATTTCCAACCTTGACAGTTGCCGAAGCGGTTCCAACCGATACGCGATAATTTGCTTCCGGCCATCCGCCAGTTTTTAGAATGGGGATCTCCGTGGAATCGGCCACGTAGTCATGCGTTTGAGAGTACACCTTTACGTTGGTGTTCAGATTCAGCACCTCTGTTAGAAATGATCCGGACAGAGTCATTTTTGTCAAGAACTTGCTGTCGGATCCTTGACTAACGTGCTTTGGGTAGCCTTCCGCAAATTGAAGAGTGGTATCAACAGGCAGAACCAGCTTACGCCATGCCCAGTTGCTTTTACAAAGCACACCGCGGATACCAATCCAGTATTCACCACCTGGCAGGGCCGGAAATGTCGCTTTGAAGAAAGGACCTCCCAAAGCGGGTGATTGGCCAGTTCGCAACGGCCCGGATGCGTTCTGCGTGGTAGCAATAACCCATTCTATTGGGTCAACTCCCGAGGCGTCGAACGGGCACACGAATTCGCCATTGTTCGTAATAACTATTGCAGTTGGCTCGTAGTGAAAAGGGCCTTTTGCGCATACCGGGCGGTTATCTGGATTTTCCGGCTCTTCGGGCTGATCCAATGTTTGAAGACGCAAGGCGACCGAAGTTTGATTTCTGAACTGATCACGGATGATCAGCAGGACATTCTCATTCTCTGCTAGCTCTTCGGTAAGCGTGCCTTTCAAGGTTATCATCAGCTCATTGGCTGTGATATTCACCCCTGAAAGTTTGAGGGTATTTAAAACGATTTCCACGTCTAATTCTTCGTTGGGATGATAGGAGGTCTTATACTTCGTCAGGTCCAGATACTTTTCAAACGCCTTTCCTTTTTCGACGATCACCGGCGGGGTTCTGTCGAATGCTGGATGCGCCATTCGCTTCATATACCACTCTGCCAGCTCGCCATTGAAGCGCATGGCATTCAATCCAGGGCTCATTTGATAGAGTCCTTCAACAATCTTTTCCAAACCGGTTAAGGTTTTTGCGTAGCTGGGCACAGTCGGGTCACTCTCGACAGCATTGACTGATTGTCTGAGGTTTCGGGGCTGCAATTCACCGTTTAAGTATTGGTCGGGACTTCCGGGCTGAATTTTCTTTTGAAAAAGTTCGAGGATGCGGTTAACGCCGTCGCTGCTGACGGCATTGCGGCTTCCTTTGATCGGGTAAGGATCTACGTAAAAGTTTGGCGGGCCAGACGTCGGCAATTGCCCGCCACCACCGGCGCCACTAGAAGCTGATCCCGCCAGGACCACATTCGGCGGAATTATGTCTGCCGAATCCTCGCCTTCAAGCAGCTCTTCGTTCACTGCATCGAAGATCCGGGCAAACTGATACTCAAACGAGAACCCGAACTGGTTATCTCCGTCAGATCCTTTTTGGATCGTATCGCTTTTGATCTGAATGGCGTAGGGACTGCCATTTATCACCCGGTATTTCAGCCCGCTGATAAACAGGTCGAGCCATAAGGGAAGATCCTTTTGACGCAACCAGCCGGTGGCAACCTCCTGGTTGTCCTGGTATGTATTGTTCCAGTCGACGAACTGTGCCTCCGTCGACTGAAATCTGTAAGGCATGACCTTCTGTGCCGTTTCCTTGAAGACTTTCCAGTTGGATGAACCCTTGCCGCTGGTCATCAATGTTTCGATGGCACCGTAGCTGTTTACATGCGCGAAATAGCGCACATATTCAAGGTGCTTGTAATCGACAACCATTCGGTAAGCATCTGAGACGACGCCCAGATTATCGCGGATCTCAACGGTGTATTCCTGGACGTACTTCCCTTGTCCGTGTAGGATATCCAGGCTTAACTGTTTAAAACCGACCCCGAAAATGAGTTTTTCGTATTGGCCGACTCCCGATATCACCTGCGTGTTGGTGGTTTGCTGCGATCCATCGGCAAATGTCAGTGTGGCCATAGCGACGATAGTCCGATCAGCAGGTCCGAAGTTGACCCACGTCGCAAAAACGGGCTCGTCCATACGCACGACCCGAACACCCTTCCGAAGCTTAAAAATCCGCGATTGGCTCTCTGACATTTTGAAAGTTTCGATCACACTCTGCGGACCGCTCTTCCACTGCGCAAATCCTCCCAGCAGGACGACGTGTTCAGCAGTCTGCTGCAATGTCCCGACGGACGGATTTTGACCGCCGTACAGCGCATATCTGAGGAAGTATTTGCGGCGGCTCTGCTTGCAACGCTCGGCGATCGGGAGCAGCATGTCAGGAATTTCCGACGCCAGATTACTATGAAGTACTGAGGCAACATCGAATTCAGCTACGCCATTGGCATCAAACAGGTGTGTTGCGAAATACTTTTTCTGAAAGATGGTTTCCGTCGGATCCTGCATCCAAATCTCAACGTACACGCTATTATTGGGAACCGTGCTGGCGTCAGTACCCAGCACCAGCGTTCCAACGCCACCACCCGCAAATTCTGTCTTGGCAAGATTGTATTGGCTACCCGCTTCCCTGGCCGTGAATTTGAGAACCCAAATTGTCACGCCGAATAAAGTAATGCCGACCGGCTCAATAATAAAATCGCGATCCAAAAAGGCATTACCCTGAAAGTAGGGAGCAAGGCTTTTAATGTAGGCTTCGTGGGTGCTGGCCTCGTAGACTGGATAAGGCGGAAATACAGAGCCGTATTCCGAAGGGGTATTGGTCGCGGTGAACCGAAGCTCGTTATCTCCCCAACGCAGGATTGCCATGGATCCTTCCGGGAGATTATCGCTAACAGCAAAAGTAAACTCCCCTGGGATACCTGGAATAATGCCGGCGCGTTCGTCTTCGAACTTCCACCGAATATCATCCTTAGAAAAACCGACTTGTTCCGGAGCTGTAACAATAATTCCCATGGCTCCAAAATTATCGGCACGGGCACCGCTTCGGTAGGACAGAGATCGGCGTTAAAGTGTGTTAGTTAAATCACTCTAACGCCCTACTCGTCCCATGCTGACGGATCCAGGCAAACACCGCCAGCAAATCGCCATTTAAATTCCACTCGCCATCCGTACAGATCGTTGACGATGGGCCCCACCCAATTGCCTGCATTATCCCCTACCAGGTTCACCTTCTTTCCGTCCACCACCAGCTGCATCCTGTCGGAGAGCTGCTTCATTTTCGCAAATATCTGATCAGCTGCCGGTTTACACCGTTCGTAAATAGCAGCTTCTATATCGGTGGCACCCTGCGCTGGCTTTTTTGCCTGATCCAGAACGATAAAAGCCGAAGTCAGTACACGGAACTGTGCGTCTCCGTTTTCCTTGTCTTCGTCATACATTTCCACGGCAAGGCAAGGGAGAGTCAACTTGTTCCGGATTGCACCAAGTAGCACGGTTACAGTTTCCGGATCCTCGATGAAAAACAAGTTCACCTTTCCCGGCTCTCGCCCTAACAATGTGAGCTTTTGAGCTACATCCTTAAAAAATCCTTTGAAATCCGGGTAAGCGTTCATCTTTAATGGCGATGTTTTAAAGCTTCATTTTTCATTTCCTGATTGCGCTTGACCATTTCATCCAGGACTTTCAATACAGTATGCAGTGACGTCTTTTCGATCTGAGCCATTTTGTTTACATCCTGATGAGCCATATTAACCAGGGTATTCAACCAGGACATTGATGACGAACCGCGGGGCTTCTGCTTCTCAGCAGATTGAGAGACTTGGATATCAGCTGGAAACACGTTCTTGTATATTCTCCGGAACTGACGTTTGGCCCCATCGTAGTTCATCAACAGCGCAACCTTCATATTGGGCCCCACTTTCGCGAATAGCTTGCCGTAACTCTCGACTAACCCTTCTTCGAATGGAATCCGCCTGTCTGAATATTTTTTCCGGCTCGTGGAGCTCTTCCGATAGAGAATGCCGCAGAGCTGGTCGAGCGCGAGCAGGTCGTTGTTCGAATAATACCGATCGAGCTTCGATTCGACAGCCAGAAATTCTCCGAATGTCAGGTGCTTCAACAAATCGCCAGGCCCGTAGAGTGAAATCGCGCCGAAGTGGCTTGTCGGTGCATACACCCTTTTCACCATTTGCTTTCCTGGCAATTTGTCCAAATCGTATAGAAATTCGAGCCGGGCGAGCAGCTGCACCCGCTGAACACCGTTAAGCTCCCGAAGGTCGTTAATGCTGATTTTCATTAACAGTGGTAGAAGCATCCATTGACAGGAAGGCTCTACTTCCGCGCGCTTCATCACCGCAAAACTTTTGACATACTGCTCTTCGGTAAGCTCTTCGAAACCCGTGGGTAAAAGGAACTTTTTCTGCGGCCCGTCAGAGAAATTTAGTTGAACTGGGATCATAGTGGATTAGAAAAATGCGATACCTCCTTTGTCCGGACACTTGCCAGATCTTGGGCTGATTACTGCCGCCTGGTACCCGGTTGGCTGTTCTTTATCGAGGAAACTGACCAATGCCTGCAACGCAGACTCGCCGCTTTTCTCAAACTCGCGGGCAGCTGCTTCTATCCGTGAATTTTCGGCAGTACTTACCATATATTTGCTGACAAGCACCTCGATGCCTTCACCGGTGATCCTGACCGTTTGCGTGATCAGCGCCCGGGCCGTGGCCAGGTAGATCAGCGCTTCCCGCGCCAGGTCCCGCGCGGTCTTGTCAACAGGCTCCAAATCGGCGTCCATCTTTGCAAGCAAATTCTCGTAGTAGTCCTGCATGACTGGTTTAATCCGGCGATTTTCGAAATAGCGAAGCGCCTCACGCATCGTCCGGAAAGTTACCCGCGGATAAACAAGTGTGTGAATCGTTTCGAGCGTCGCGGCCGATGGCACCAGGCTGTGCCGCTCAGCAAGAAATTCCTCGGAGGTGGCATAATCCGGAAAGTCTTGCAGGTTTTTATGCAGGTAGTTGAGCATTCTGTCCACCGCATCCATGCCATCGCTGAAATACACTTGTTCGAGCTTACGCTGCTCGCCTTCGCCCAGATTCCAGCGCTGCTCATTCTTCCCCTTGTAAATGCCAGAATCATCGATCTGTACCCCGCCTGCCTGGGCGTAATTCCAGACTGCCAGGGGTGCGACTGCCGCGCAGATCAAATCATGAAGTTTTTTGTGGGCACCATCCAAGGTACCCTTCGAATACTCATCGCAAATTGCCTCATAGAGCACTTCCCCGATCATTGGGAGTATAAAACGATCTCCCGCCTTCCTGATCGATGGCTCGATCGAGGTTATATCAAGATCCCTTCCTACCGGGACGTATTTTTTAAAATCTTCAATGCTCGCTATCAACATAATCATGACTGGTTACGCGGCCACCTTTTTCGCATCTGCGCCGGTGTCCAGTGTTGTAAGAAGTGTTTGCTGGCTCCGGAATTGAAGCATTGGGTACTTCTTCTTCCATCCGTTGTATTCTGCCACAAAATCGAGCGGTTCATAAAGAACGTTCCTGTATGCTTGCAGCTGCGACAGATAAATCAGCAGCGCCTCGCGTTTGTCTGAACCACCGCTGCGCGCGCCCTGTTCCTTGCTGGCAAACCCGAAAAGGGTCGGGTCAATGCCGAGTGCGTACATAAGGTGGGCGGTCGCCTCCATGTTGTCAGCCAGATATGAACCATCTTTCAATTTGTCCGGCAGCGCCTCGATTACCCATCCTTCGATGGTTTTACCGTCGATAGCCGAAATACCAAATTCTGTCGCCAGAGCGATCCCCGCATTTTCCGCACCGACCAACCGGCGATTGATTTCTGTCATTTTGTTTTTGCGGATCTCGTCGCGCTGGTCGGCAGTCGCCTTGCTCCATTGATCGCCAAACTCATTTGCCCAGTACTCGCGTGGTATTTTAATGTGGTACTTGATCACCATCTGGTTGTCGAACAGTGCTTTTTTCAAAACGGGCACTTTCTCCAAAACGTCCAGCCATCCAGAAGTACGGATACCGTCCCAGTGAGCGAGTTGATAGAAAGTATTGCCCGGCGTCGGATAACTGCTCGGGAAGATGAACTTGAAAACATCCGAATGCTGATCACGGGCCCATCCTACCAGATCATATTGGTAAGGATCCAGCGTCCGGATTTTGGTTGTCTCTGCATCGGTCGACGATGCCCAGGGCCAGTTTGCGTTCACATAGGTAAACTCTGAAACACCCTGCTTATTCTGCACACCGATCCGGCAATACGCCGCCTCGTTTGGATGGATGTGGGTGATTTTCTTGCGGTCCTTCGAAATGATCAGCTCAGGAAACGTATTCAGGAACCAGAATATATCATTGGCCGTCTCGCTCAGATACCGCCTGAAATGACGGTTGTTAATAAACTCCAATATTTCAGGATCCCGCACGTACTGCGGCTTTTCCTTCCCGTCATCGTCATACTCGATATTGAACGGCACGACCGGCGTACTGAGAAGGTTCGCCTTCCAATTTAAAGCCGTAGGTATTATTGTGGATTTTCGCGCCCGTTTCAGGATTTCTTGCGGAAAATTGTTAGCGCTGCCCCAGGGAACAATGTCCTGGGTCTGGACAATGATACTGTCCTTGACGATCGGCTGGGTCGGAGACGCACCAGGCTGACCGAAACTGACAACCGCTTTGCCTTCCGCAAGCAGCGCAGTATTGGAATCTGGGAATATTACCTTCATAGCACAATATGGCCATTGATCCTTTCGATCAGTTGGACATTCACCCGCCGGATCTCATGGCTCGACAGGTTTTTTATCAGTACCGGGTAGCGTTTATCCCGGCTTCGTTTCTTCCCGTCGATGCTTGCCACCGCGGACGTCCGCCGCTTGGTAACCAGCACAGCGCGGTCGAAAACGATCCGCTCTCCACCGGTTCCCCGTTTCGCATCACCCGTTGTGAAAACGAGCTCGAAGGGCTTAGGACGGTCGCCGATGACCGACTGGTCCAGGATCTTCAAAGCATCAATTAGTGTAATTGGAATCATAATTGCCCGAAGTTAATGGCCGAATTCCCCAGCCAATGGGACACATTTGGTCAGAATTGCCTGAAAAATGCTGCTTTCATACACGGTTTTGCACAAAATTTTTCATCATCATACTATTAATCAACGCGTTGACCTGTGGAAAAGTCAGAAAAACGCGCCCTGCCACACTCCTGACCCCGCCACACCCTGTGGCAACAGGCAATTGTTTGAGGGGGGCCGGTCGGCGATATATGATATCGGGGGTCAGAACTCGATCAGCGACGACTGAGGCTGGATCCCGAAGCGCCTGCGCTTGATCATACCGAACAGCAGCGTGTCAGCTGCATCGGTGTAGTGCGGGGCCTGCTGCTGGTCAGCCTTGTTGTCGCGCTCCATTCCCTTGTACTTCTCGAAGCCAGTCTTCCCGCGCGGGTCGAGCGCTGTCATTTCCATCGCAGTACGCAGTAGTTGCGTGTTCGACCTGTTGAACCTGGCCCGGTACATCTCCGAGTCACTGAATGGCCGGCCTCCCAATACGTGGGACCAGAGCTGATACCGGTTGTAGTAGCTTGGCGTTGCACCGATCGCGTACGGTGTGACATTCCATTGCTGTGCGTTGAGCGTATCAACGAACTCATCGAGCGGGTTCTTCTCACTAACAGAGTTGCGCGGGATGTGGGTGGAATCGTAGTAAACGATCACCTCGCGCCGATAGTAGTACTTATAATATTCAGCAAACTTCACAGCCAGGTGTGCTATCTTTTCAGGGTGCAGCACATCCATAGCATTAAGGAAAGACAGCGTTTTCATTGACTCCTGCCCTGCAACCAGGTTGTTAATTTTACCCCCTACATCTAGCGCTACTTCCAATGGCTGGCTTTTATCCAGGTCAAGGTCTTTGCGGCAATCGTTCAGCTGCCCCCTACCATACGCTCCTTCCGCCTGACCGTCGACAAAACTATAATCGATTGCACTGTAACAGTGGATATCGGAAAGATCCGGATAAAAACTGTGCTCTACTTTCCCTGGACGTTCATTCAATACGGACGTACGAAAGATGAAGTCGGCCAGATTGCGTTTTAGCTTCTTAATGTATTCGATCCCCAGCACGTCGATGTTGTCCAGCGTCGACGCCTCAGAGTAGAAAACAAGGGCTTTCCGGATCTTTGATAACTCCTTTTGAATGTGGGCTATCCGGTAATTTTCCTGCCTGGTGAAGTGGCCACGATGGCCTGCTCGTGCACGAATGGCGAAAAGCTCCTGCTCAGCGGCCAGGACAATTTCGTTCGCTTCCGGATCCAGCTCCTTTTCGTATTCTAGTATCCATTTTGCCGAAGCACTGGTCGGCATGTCCGTGGTAAACATGACCGAATGGTGCAAGTGACAATCACGAAAGTACCGCTCGTTACCGCGGTTGGTTGGCGCGAGCTCGCTATCGATCTTGCCTTTATTGAGCAGCTTGGATTCATCGCCCTCATACCAGTCAATACTCATACCATTTGATGATCCCGGGCGGTCCTGGGAAACCATCCGCATCACGCTCACGTCATGCCGGTTTACGCGCATGAAAATGCTGTGCTCTGCCGTCTCAGGAGACACATAAGGCATATTTAGTCCGGCATTCCTTGGCGGAAAACGCCTGACCCAAAAATCGACGTCTCGCCGCAAACCCATATCCTGCCAGCGTTTGAGTATGGGCGGCAGGGTACGGTCCAACAGCTGCATGTAGCTTTCTGCGACGTTAACGCCGGAAGATCGGGGCATCAGGGTCATGCATCGATGCGCACGATGCGCAAGGATCCCTTCGCTTTTACCAGTACCGCGACCCATCACATGGTAGCTTTCGTTTGCGTCGATCAGGTTTGCGATGATCTGCGGTTTATTCAGATACAGAGGTGGAAGGGTGTCGAGCTCGGTATCTTCGGGTATGAATCCTGTCATGGTCACTGATTACGCTGGTGGTCACGTTCGTTTCGCGGGTTATCAAGCAGGTCTTCATACGACACATCTTGTATTTCGGCCTTCGCTTTTTCCTCCTTCTTCCGCCAGAAATTTTTGATGTGCTTATCCAGGTCAGGGATTGGAAGCGCGCCAACGGTCGCAGGGTCCGAATTGATAATTACGTTCACATTGCGAGGTTCAGGAAGCTGGTTTTTCTCCTTATCCCAACCTTTCAGCTTGATCAGGATCAGTTCGCATTTTGCCGCGACATCCAGGTTTTTCCCGCCACCGACCAGCATGGCTTTATTCCGGATCCGCATGATACGCTCAGCTGAAAGAATTTTTTCAAATTCCTCATTGACCTTATCGACAGAGGCGAAAAGCCGTTTGCAATTGAAAATGTCCGTGTAGGCCTGCCGCTCGCTGATCCCGTACTCCATCCGGAGGGCGGAAACGACTTCTGCGTCCGTAGGCGGCGAAAACTCACTGATCCACTGCCGGGCAAACTTCCACCGCGCGAGCTGACGCAGCTGCGTGGACGTCAAGGTCTTTTTGGGGTTTATGTACGCCTGGTAGATGGCGTCGTAATCATCGTTGAATCGTTTGATGATCGCAGCCCGGGCTTTTGCGGAATGCCGTTTCGGCTTCTTCTTTTCTTGCTTGGCAGATTCGGTATCACCATCGTCCTGTTCATTCGCTGGCGCGCCAGAAAACGGCCAATCATCGCCAAACGGTTCAGTTCCCATCATAAAATCTATGTTTACGATCGCAAGCTTACTGAATAAAGCGGCCACCAGGTCGGACAGGCGAAAAGGCAAAAAAAATGCTGGATTTTTTGAAAATTTCCACCCAAAAGTATTGACAATATACAAATGTATATTATCTTTGTAATGTCATCACGGTGATGGCGCTCAAAGTGCAGGCAACACTCTAAAAACCGCTTCGAGAATATGTTTAAGTTAATCGCTTCACTCAAAAACGGCTTCACTTTCAATCTGAAAAGCCTTTCCAAAGTATCATCCGGAATTATCGTCGCTTACGCTGCAACCCAGAATGCATTCGGGTTTCGCGGATTCGTAAAAGCGTTTGTTCACGCGCGCTACAACGACAACATCTTCGGAGGTTGGTACAACGAAGGGAAGTTCTACTTCGATAGCTGCCGAGTTTTCACCGATCGAACCGCAGCCATCGAATTTGGCAGAGAAAACGGTCAGATTGCGATCTTCGATCTTGACAACCTCGAAGAGATCAGACTTTAAAAGGAAGGGGGCGCAAGCCCCCACCTTAAACGATTCAAAAACAAATAAAAAAATTACGACCATGATAAATTTCGGTTCATTTCCATTCACAGACTCGCAAAAAGAACTGATTAACGAGTCGATTAAAAATTACTGGCGGTTCGCCCGGGTTGAAGTCAAAGGCGAACCAGGTTTCGATGGTAACGGACAATATGCCCTACTTGTCGACGTCACGCAGAAGGAGCTGGTAAACGAAAAGATATTGACAGCTGACGAACTTGTGGACCGGGGAACGAAGATTTTCGCGGGAGCAACGCCCGAAGGCCAGCTTGTACGTATTTACGCTAACCCCTTCAAGTGATGAAAAAAGGACTCAGAAAGTTTGTAAAAATCGACGATGGTAGCGGCCGGAAGCTGCTCCTACGTACCCAGTTCCCCGCCTACATTTTTGAGATTAAGCCCGGAAAATTGGACGGATCAGAATTTCATGGAGAACATTTGGGCTACTATCGAGACCATGTAATATTGATGGTGAAGGATTTGCATCAACAGGGAGAACCAGATAATTCATATTTCAAGGAGGCCATTCGGTACTACTTCGAAGATATTTTACCCCATCAGCCTGTTGCGGAAGATGAAATTCAGCATTGGGCAGAATCGACACGCGAGGTGGATTTTAGGCAACTCTTCGAGCTACTAAATGGGGCGTTTGTTGCTGCGGACTGCTTCGGAAAAACGCGACAGTGGCTTCATCAGCGTATAAATGGATACATTGTCAACGGAAAGCCGGCCGAATTCACAGCAGAGCAAAAACGGCAGTTTGCCGACTATTTGAGGACAAAAGCTTCTGAATTGCTAGGCGCAGCTGATCAGCTTGCGGAAGGCAAAACAGAAACGAGTCGCTACATCAAAAAGCCTCAAAGTTCCGATATCGAAGATGCACTGTTTTGGTACCGTTCGAAAGTCATAAAAGAAGTCCAAAAAAGCGATGCCTGGGAACCCGAGTTAGAAAATGCCATTTTCGCGGTGCCACTCTCCGGCGCCAGGTAGGTTATTGAATGTTGTCAAAGCTCGGTTTCGAATTCTTTGATTTTGTCCTGCCACTTTTTCAGTAAGGCTTCCAGCTTCTTTTTACGCTCAGGCGAACTCGTTTCGGCGATTTTCCTGAGCGTTTTGCTTACATAGGTGCGTGCATTCAAGTATGCCTTCGGGTATTGGATGGTATCTTCTTCGATGACGATCTGCTCAGGAACCCGCCCGTACTCCTTGAAGTAATCCAGCTTCGCAAACAGGATATCAAGCTCATCGGTTATGGCAAGGATTCGCAGAGCGGCCACCTTCCGATCGGCGCGGCGCTCGGGATCTGGAAGGTCGCGTAGGTGTTGTTTTAATGCCGTACGTTCATCCATAAACCCGTGGGTAGTTTTGCGCATTTTCTTGATTTCTTCGGGCTCATCGGCCCTTCCAAGCGGCTTTGGATCCGGCACCAGGTTCGCACCGCTCAGCTCGTCGATTTTTTCTTCCAGCTGCTCGATCTTATAATGAAGGTCGGACACTTCCGAATCCAGCCCTTCGATATCGTCCTTCACCTGGTCGATATCGGGATTTTCAGGTTTCGGCGGCTGCACCTGGTCGACGTGCTCAACCACCCCATCCATAAGGCCGTTAAGCATGCGCTCGCGGTTAAAAGCGTTGGGGCCCATGCATAGCATTTTGTATATGACGTTTTCCCCGTAACGCTGTTTCCAAAGGCGCAGGCCTTCGGTATAGTCTTCCGATATCTTCCAGGCTGCCGCCTGCATGCTGTATTCTCTGTTCATACCTGACAAACAAAACATCCGGAACCTACTGGAACCGGATGTGCTTACACTCAATTAACCCACTAACCCGAAAAGGAGGCTTTACGGCTCGATTCTGATCACATGAGGATACCCCTTCGCGATCAGCCTTTCCGCCTGCTGGTCAGACAGGTCGGCCAGGTCATATTTTTCCCCGGCATAGTGTACGGGCATTGTCTCGAGCATCTGTAAGCCTACAATTTTATAGCGGGGCTCTGACGCCGGTAAATCACCAGCCGGGGGAATGTTTTTCACTTTTGCCATCTTAGGTAGCAGGGGTAAGCGTCACCGCTCCCTCGTAGATCAAACGATCATTCTGGGTAGCTGTCACTGTGAATTCATACATACCGCCTTCACCGTCGTTGGTACCGGCAACTTTCTGCCCCAGGATTGTCGCGTACTGCTTTTCAGTACCAATCTGGTCATAAGAGCCGTCTTCCATGTTGGCGTCTTCCGATAGGAAAATGAACGGGGATATCCCGTTTGCCTGGTTAAACAGGATACGGGCGTTCACGTTGTTGGATGGTACACGGAAAACCAGCGTCATCACTTTGGTGCCACTGTTTTCGCCACCCGGGGCGATCGTCAATCCGCCCGAATTTTTAACGATCTCGATCGTCTTCCATGCCTTTTGAGACTTGAAAGTATGATCTTCGGTGATCAAGGATTTCGCCGCGCCCGTAGCATTTGGCGCTGGTTTTTTAAGTGCCAGGAAGTCGCCCACATTCGCGTAATGGAATTTAAGCTTGGTACCGCCCTGGTTGGATCCGCATTGATCACCCAAAAGAATATCAACTACATCACACATAGTTTGAAAGAGGTTTAAGCCGTTACGGCTGGATTGTCACAAAATTTCTGTCGGCCGGCCGCTTCTCAGAGCGCAACCAGGACGCTGCTTCCCAAGGAGATCAGTTTGCCCGCCAGCTCCTTGTTCTTGCCGTTCTTCAAATCGTCGGCAGTGTAAGCATCGCCTCCGAACTGGAACTTCGGAACCGCCACACGGTACTTTTTTTTCTCATGCGTGATGATCACGTCGTTGGATCCGGATTGCTCTTCGGCGGCAGAAAGCGCCAGGTGCTGCTGGGCAATTACTTCAAGCGCGGCGGTGAGTTCTGCTTCTTTTGCTTTCAGATTGTCGGCCAAAGCCTCCTTTTCTTCTTCCAAAGCGTGGTAAGCGGTTGCCGCTCCGGTGAGCTGACCTTGCAGCTGCTCGATGGTATTTTTAAGTGCGCCGATTTCTTGGTCTGCGAGGGCTTGGAGCGTCGGCTGCTGCTCGGCCGGTGTTGGTTGCGTTGTATTCGCCATGTCGTTTTTTGGAATATGAAGAATGCCCACGACTGAGGGCATTCTTCACGATGATCGATTTATTGAACCGCTGATTAGGCCGCGCCGTCGTTAACGAACACGATTTCAGGGATGATGAAGCCAACACCCATCCACCAGTCGGTAAGGAGTTTGATAACACGTTCGAAGGCTTGCAGATCAAATTTCCCTTTGTTCTCGAACTTCTTCTGTAACATGATCGCATTCTCTTTCGGCGTACAGAAGAACCGGTCATTTGGCGTCCCATTCGCTTTCAGGTTGAGTGATGGGATTCCCTTAACCGTCAAATTGGTGTGCTTCACTTTAAGCGAAGTTTCTTCTGCGGCCGTTGTTGTGGTGCGATTTCCATACTTATTACCGTACCCCCGAAGGAAAGCAAGCTCCGCATTCTCGGATGTATAGACCGTCATAGGAACATTGCGATAAGCCAGATCCAGACTTTTGTGAAATTCTTCGAAGTATTCAACGACGTCGTTATCGGCAGTCGGGATAGCTCCCAGGGCGATCGGCGTGATACGGCCAGCGGTGATGTGGGTATTGAGCGTGGTCAAGATACCGTTCATCGCTGTTCCAGCAGGTCCTGGCGTGCCAGCAGTAGGCGCAACGTAAGCACCGCGACCAATTTCGTTAAGCTCGATATCCTGATTGATTTGAGGGATAACAATCTTCTCCATCAGCCAACGAACAAACGGCCACTCCGTCCGTTTAACATCGTTATCGCTCAAAAAGCCCAACCAAGTTGCCTCCAAATCGTCGGGCGTTTCGCTAACGTCCCCTTTCATGTGGAACGATTGAATTGCCACAGGCGAGAAAGTCACGGCGCCTGTCGGTGTGAAGCCTTTCTGGAAGGGTTGCACGATCCTGGTGGAAACCGCTTTGGACGCGTGCCACACCGTGTCATCGGTGAGAACGGTCGTAAAAGCTTGCCCGGTTACAAACCCACGGCGAAGCTTTTGGTGGATGTCATTCATATTTTGGCCGCGATCCTGATAATACGCGCCAAACTCGGTTACTACATCGGCTAAATTCATGGCTAATAGCTGAAAAAAGATTGAAAAATTATACTTACCCAGGGAGCTGACTATTTGCCAAAAATGGCGTCGGCTTCTTTGTTGTGTTCCAGGCCTGCAACCACTTTTTCCCAGCTTTCAGGCTCGTCAGAAGTCGAATCGTCCTTTCCCTTTTGGGCTTGTGTACCCATCGCACCAGGCTGCGCGCCAAAAGCGGTAACCTTACCTTTCAGGTCATCGCGCTCGGTTGTCAATTTTGTGACCTCCTGGGTCGCGTTATCACGTTCGGTAGTAAGGGTACCGATTTGCGTATTGGCCTGGGCGAGCTGCTGCTGCAATTGCTCGACTGTGGGCTGCGCATTTTGCTGACCGCCTTCTGCTCCCTGAGCGGATTCGGCAGTCTTCACCAGGTTGCCCAGAGAGGACAGAAACGATTTAAAATCCATTGTTATAGATGATTGTTTGGAAGTTGCTAACATATCGGCAAGCAGCGCAAGGGATTCCCCTTCGCTGATTTGCTCATCGATCAAACCGTTTGTGACGGCTTCTGACGGGAAAAACAGGCGTCCCTTCATAGGATCCTGACCTTTACCGGTAAGACGATCGCCGCGGCCGGCCTGCACGTCGGCAACGAAAAGCCCGTTGTAAGCATCAAGCTGCTTTTTTGCTAGTTCGGTGTGCTTTCCTTCGCTTTCGATTACCTGGCGGTAAGCTTCGTTTTTCTCCGTCGACGCGGTGGCGTAAACATCGTAAAAGGGCAGGCCCATGCTTTTGTAGAAGGCGTTCCAGTCGGCCATCGACTGATAGGTGCCGATACTGCCAATCTGATCATTGGGCTGAGTGGCCACAATGCGGGAACTTCCCGCGATCTGGTAGTACGCGGCGCTGGCCGCGTAACCATCGATGACGGAGAGCACCGGTTTCGAAAAATTCTTGATGGTTTCAAAAACTTCGCGGGTACCGTGCACCATGCCGCCCGGGCTGTCGACTACCAGCTTGATACCGCCAATGCGTTCGTCGCTTTCCATCGCTCTCAAATACGCCATCAACATTTTCGAGCTGTTATAGCCGTACTTGTAGATTGGGCCTACCATGTTGATTACGCCGTATGCCGAACCTTTACCGATTGTGTCGCCTTTTTCAGCCGCGGCAAAAAAACCATCCTTTTGGATCATTGTGGCGCCGCTCATTTTCGGCCATTTGCTGGTAAGGTCTTCGCCCTGGTCTGCCCTGAGCATCAGGTCGGCGTGCTGATGGAGCCAGGTAGGCTCAATAAGCCACTGCCCGGAAAGGCAGCGGCCTATCATTGTCAGTAGCGCATAGAATTGAGGATTAATGTCCGGCATCTGTCTGGATTGATTCGAGAGCACAAACATAAATTCGTGATACGCACCCCGGTAGGACAGCACTTCCGGGAAACAATAAGGCCCGGGGAGTATTCCCCAGGCCTGCTTCTAATTTCCCCCACGGGTATGGCTACTGTCAAACAAGTCTTATCCGTTATAGCGCTTTCGCGTTTGTCCGGGCTTTACAAGGGCCGTTATCCATACTTTACGGCCGACACTCCTCACGCGGCTTTATTGGGAATCTATCTATCGGTTGTTGGAAGCGACATTAATTTCATCCATTGATCAGCGCCGGCCTGGTCACAAAAGATCCTGCAAAGCTGAGTTTGTATCCCTGAGCGCCTGAAATATGTTCCGGATCAAACGACGTGGCAGTCAGTTGCACAAATTCCTCTGGAGTGCCGACAATCCGGCTTTTCCCATCATAATGCGAGACGCGAAGAACAAACCGCATTTCGCCCATGGCTTGCAGCTGGTCCGCCAGCTCCTGGCTGTCATTGACCACCAGGCAGCCCACCGAAACCTGGGTGAGCGATCCCTGGGCTGTCATTTCAGTCGGTTGGCTGTACGTCAGCGAATTGCGATACATCGCAATTTTGTACCACCGGATGATCGGCACAGGATATACGCCATTCCATGCGCTGATCTCGTGCCGCGGGATAAACTCCAAAGAATATAAACCCGTGGGTAATTCACACAATTCAGATAGGACGTCCTCCATTTTTATTAATTTTTCCGAACAGCATCGCCGGCATCAGCACCGTCAAATCTGCTCCTGGTGTAATACTTTTCTCTCGGAAGCGAAGGTAGATCTTCCGGATCCGCTCATCATTCAAATCATTGTCCCGGATATTGTAGCGGTCCCGGAAAGAGTCGATCGACACCTGGATGTAATTTAGCTCGTTATTCAGGCGGCGCGCTTCCATTTCCATGATGATTTCGGTATTAATGAATTGCATCATCATGTGATGAAACTCGATTACCCGCCTTTTGGGCATTACCAGGTTGTCCTGATAGCGGACCGGGATCAAAAATGACCACCGATCAGTAATTTTCCGATCCCTCAAATATTTTTGATCAGCCGCGTCATGGGTGATCATCGTCACCTGGACTGTTTTACGGACCAGGGCATTTATGCACCACGTGCCCAAAAAATCGCCCCTTGTTACATCATACTCGTTTGGGTAATGCTTTTCCAGATAACGCTTCACCGGGGCAGTAACCGGGATGGAATGCTTCATCCTACGGCCGACCCGCACTTGCTCACATATCATACGATCCACTGAAAGAGGTAAAAACATTTTGTCAAATCGAAAATAGTTCGATTCAGCATCAAAGGGTTGGACATTCAAAGCGCAATATCACCGTCGGGATCGGGCAAAAAATCACTGACCGGCAACGGATTAGGATGCGAATCATAGTCTGACTGGGCATGCTGCTCCCGCCATTCCAGATAAGCTTCCCAGCTTCCGTGAAGCCGGATTTCGTCTGCAATTTTCTGAATAATCGATCCCAAAAACGTCCCTGTAATTGCACTTAAATGATATACAAGTTACTAAAACAAGGCCGATTTTGAAAGAAACCGAGTGTTTATTTCTGCTGCTTTCGAATGTGTCCCAATACAAAACCCACTATTTTTTTTGTAACTTCTTATCCTTTGTATAAGCAACAGTAATTCAATAAGTTAAGCCTATTTTCTCCCGAAAAAGTTTTGTATCTGAGGATACAAATTTCTTATCAGCATAGCTCCACCGGTTTTTAGGGTCACAAACCCATTTTTGATTTTGTAACTTTTTATCCTAGCGATAAGAATTTCTTATCTTTTTTTATCATTGATTCTCAACACTTTAAAGTGTAATAAATAAGAAAGATAAGAAGTTACAAAAATTATAGAGCTTTTTGGGAAGGGGGTTTGGGGGAATTCCCCGGCCTCCCTCGAAGGCAAAAAAAAGGCGACCTGTGAGGGTCGCCTGGATAATCGGCCTTTGTATTTTTTTAAGAGTACGTTGCAGCTACGGTATCGGTTTCTTTCGTCGACTGATCGACAAGAATATTCCCTCTGGCGCTCAGCTGTAACGGACGCGGGTTCACGGGTATCTGAATATTGTTAAACCCATGGTTGATTCCGTCTGTGCTGCTTTTGTCCCGCAAGCTAAGCCTGGCCCAAAGAACACCGTCGATGCTCTCAAAGCCAATAATTTCCATTTGATCGAGTGATTTAAATGATGCTGTCTTCATTTGAAGTGATCGTTATAAGTAGTTGAACATTGCTTAATTGGCGAACGTGGGTTTCAGCTTCTAATCTTGTGCATAAGGTCCAGCATTTGCACCTCAGTTTTCGCCACGTCGACGAGCACCTTCACGCTTTCATTGATCGCCTGCGCCTGGGGGATGAATGCGGGATTGCCTTTCAGTTGTCGGATATTGTCCATGATAATATCCTTGATCTCACCGGCGCCGGCCAAAGCCTTAATCTCCACGGCTGGTATGGTGGGTGGGTCATTGTCGGCCGGCAGGAAACTTTCGATCAGCTTTAATGCATTTACCGTATCGACCTCGAAGATTTTTTTATCTGTCGCAATCAATAGCCTGTCTTCCGAAATACGGAAACTTGCCACTTTATGATGGGTAGCATTCACAAGGAAGCTATTCCCGACCATCGCTTTCGTCTTACTTTCAATCGATTGTATTGTTGCAGTTGTCATTGTCTGGCTTTTTAAGTGCTCTGTTTAATTTTAACTGTGCCCGTTTGAATTCGATCAACTCGGGATACTTCAAAAATGTCGGTATCTGATCCGTGTGGTTTTTCCCCGTCAGGGTCATGGCCACCCAACCATCTTTGTAATGCAGGGATCCGCTGTTTCGTAGGATGGTATTACATCGAGCCTTGTGCTTCTCATCATCAATAATCGCACGGATCTCGGCCGGACTCCGTAACAACCCCAGCAGCTTTCGCTTTTTATTGATCGTTCTACGCCCAAACTTCCTGATCGAATCCGGGAACATTTCATTCATCAGCTCGCCGATCTCGACGTCGCCAATGGTGCGATAATTCTCAACCAGGAAGGCAACCTGATCACCTGACCATTCGTCCGGCTTTTCGTTTCGTTGCAACCCCAGCTCATAAATTTTGTTGCGTACAACGGTCAGCGTTTTCTGCAAATGTGCGGCGATTTCACGATTTGTGAGCTTGTCGATATTCTCCCGCAAGAAGTCGATATCGGCATCGGAGAATTTCGATTTGATTCCGGAGCGCGGGGCTAGATCCTCCCGGGTTAATCCCATTTTACTGATCATCACCGATACCGCCTGCACCGGCCGGCCGATAGCCGCGGCCAATTCCCGGCTGGTTTTATCGAGATTTTCCCGAACAAATTCCTTTTCCTGCTCCGACCAAAAGCGTTTCATAGAGGTTCGATGCTGTTAAAGTCAATTATTTGTTTAGAGCTAAAATGAGCGCGTCTGCCATTCGTACCGCAGCTTCCTCCATCCCTAACCGATACGGAGATTGTGAGCTATTTGCCACAATCCCAGCCATAGCTACTGCCGCAAAGTATTCGCGCTTTGTGAGCCCTGGCTCATGCAAGAATGTTCCTCTTTCCAGCACTTCGGCAAATCCGGTGGCCGGACTATTGCCGTCAGTTTTTTTTTCTTCCATGCTCTTAATTTTGGTTTGAGTGTAAATAGGGGTTCGACTCTGTTAAAGTTTACTGTCTTGTAAGAATGAATCCGTTTTGCACGTCGGGCATCCGTAGAAGCTGTTTTCTCCTTTGCCCAGTAACTCCAATTCGATCAACCCGTCACATGGATATTCTTCGCAATCGGTTTGTGGATTCAGATCGATAAAAATTTGGTCGCATTCTCCGCATTTGCATAGCGGGGCGGCTTCTTGGCTTGGCGCTTCCATTTGAATAGGGAATGATTGAATTAGAAAATTGTCAGTTGCTGTATGTGCTTTTGGTACCTCTTGCACCCTTCGGCGAAATATCCTGGATCGTTTTCGCATCCCCAGTAGTCAAAACCCAAGTCATGCGCGGCTATTCTTGATGACTGACTCCCCATGTGCGTATCGAGAATCTTATCGACTGGCTTCGCATAGTTTCGAAGTATCCACTCGTAGAGCGCAGTCGGCTTTTGCGTAGGGTGAATTTTAACTTCTCCCCTGGAATTGTTCAGATAACCGAACCCGATCCAGTCATATTTGAATTTCCGAACTGAACTGGAAAAGGAAGTCCACGCCAACTCACAATCAGCGAAATCACTCTTATCCGTGCCTTTTTTGTCCCAAACAATGAAACACGGCGTAGGCGTAAGATGATCGATGAAGTAATTCCCGCCCCAGATGATCTGATGCTTGCTCACCCGGAATAATTCTTCAAAATAATCCTTGTCAGGTGGACGGGCATCCCATCCTTTGTTTTCATAATTCCGGGATCGCAATCCCTTCATTTTCGACTGTCCACCCTCCCTTTTCTTACCGCCATGCTCTCCGAGGCCATACGGTGGATCGACTATCGCCAAATCAAAGAACTTGTCCGGGTACCGGGCCATCATCACCATGTTATCCTCGTTCGTTACTACACTCAAAGACATAGGGGTTCGACTCGTTTAAGGTGGTTAAACTTTAAGTTTGAAAAATCTTCGGATGTCGGTTAGGCTATACTCAAAGTACCCGTGAATGGATTGATTGTTTTTATCCTGAACAGACACATAAAAAGCCCTTGACAATTGGCAGGTATCCAAAACCTCGTGCGGCGTGTTGTCAAATTTGTCGTACAGAATGATGCCTTTTTTTATGTCTGATTTCGCGATCATAATGGTTCGACTCGTTTAAGGTTTGGATTGGTTCTGCGGAATGCGCAGGCAGTGCATTCGATGCGGGAAAATGTGCCGGGCTTCTCTTTTATCCTCGAACTGGACATATTTTGCACCGAGGCCGTTGATTGCTATTACTCCCTTCTTCCAGGAAAGAATTCCCGAGTGCCAGAAGTCTTCGTATTCAACTTCCTGTCCCACCTCTAAGCTGTTATAGTTGAATGTGTTCATAATGGTTCGACTCAGTTAAGGTTATGACATGCATTCAGTTTCTAGAAAATCCAGAAAATCGTTTTCGTCCCTGGTAACAGTAACTTGGACTTGAACAGAGTCATTGGTTTCGGGCAAAAACATGTCAAATGCCGATTGCCGCATATGCAGCAATTCTGAATTTGCTGGATCCTGTATTTCTTTTAAAAGGTTGATAACTGTCTGTTTTAACAAGATTTCCTGATTCTCGCGTAGCATGAGGTTGTCGTTTAAGGTTAAAAATGGATATCGTTGTCGAACTGCTCGGACTGCTCATCAGCCGACCCACAAATCAGATAGATGATAATTGCCATAATGCAAGAAATGAGGTCTTTCAATTTCTCCATGATCGTCAATATTTTAAAATGGGTAATATTCCGGGTAATGCCTGATCCTAAGAAAAGACATTACCCGGTTTTGACTTACTAGCAGGTGGTCGCGCACGACAGGACAGCCGAACCGGTTGAGCCGTACCCTACCGTTGTTATGCTGGGGCAGCAAAATTTAATCGAACTACTACTCGTAAAGCCTGTATCAACGATGGATGCGGTATTGGCTTTGAGCAAGCCCCTGCCATACACAAATTCGAAGCCGAAATATGGGATAAATCCGTCTGCTTGAAGATGGTTTGTTTGAACATTGGAACATCCGGTTAGAGACAATTTTGCCTCGCGATAAAACCAGAGTGTTCCGCTCACCTGCAAATAACCGTTGAATACATTTTTGTATTCGCCGCTGTTTTCAATTTTCACGTTAGCGGAGTAGTGGTTGCCGTAGTTGGCGATTGTTCCACCGCTCACAAGAACATCCCCACCATTAATAGTACCCTTGTTGTCTAAGGTCACCAAACCCCATATTTCCGTTTTCTGAGAAATGTTAACCGAAGAACCAGGTAATACACGAATCATTGTAGTCCCAATATGACTGACTAACTGGTTCATGTTTACACCGTTTGCTAGTGTGACATCCGCACCGACTGCTACATCCACGATATCATAGGTCCCTGCGGCAAGCGTCACAGTTCCGGTCAGATAAGTTGTTGCGGTTGTACGATCAGCACTATACCTGGTTGTAATCGTACCTTTTCCTTGCCGCTCGACTATCTGCTGATCGGTTTCCTTACATGCAAACGAGACAAACATCAGGAGGGCAACTACGGACACTTTAAAAACACTTTTCATTGAATTGTTTGTTTATGGTTACTAATTGATTAAAAAAATTCACTGGAATTGGAGTTGACGGACCGGCGCGATCGCTACGCGGCCACCTGTTTGGTCGGGCGCCGGTCGGCAGGCTTTGTTGTAATTTCGGTGAGGCCTCCAAGGCCTTTCAGCCCATAGCTGGCGCGACAGGAAGAGCAGTTCCCAACGTCCATGGTTACGGATTTGCGAGTAGACTTTGCAATCAGTTTTACCTGACCCTGGCCACAGTGGCCACAGGTGAAAACTCTGGTTAGAGTTGCCATTCTGAGTGATTGTTTAAGTGAAGAAATGTTATAAATCGTCGGATTTATGGCCGCTAAATCCATCTGCTATTGCTGCGATCGACAGGTAACCAAAAAATAGTGTCACAAGGACGATGAATGGATTTTCGCTTAGCCAGAGCAGGAAAAACTGGAAATCAGATTGTGTATTCATGTCGGTCAATGCTTGAAAGTTTGGCTGTATTCAGTTGGGCATTCGCCGATGTACTTCATGCGGCCGGCACGAATCAGATTTGCCATTTTATCGTAAGGCCGGCGGACAAAAGTGATCGGATTCAGGATGAAGAATTCGACTTCTGACCATTTGAAGGTTGGCCCCCACCCCTCGAAGCCCTTGTCGATGATCAGCAGCGTACGGCCCTTTTCATCCTCCCAAAGCGTCTTTTTTCGTAAAAGGTGTACGTCGGAGGTATCTACATTTTTCATTGTCAGCTATCATAGTTATCGTCCAGAATGCGGGAAATCATCTTGTCTACTTCCGCCTCGCAGGCCTTCGCGCTGCGTAGCACCTTTTCCTTTTCGGCTTTGTCGTCGCGCTTCGTCCGGAAGTACCTGGATTGGAGGTTTCGCATTGTCCTGACCTTCGTGGCCAGGGATTTGAGGGTTTCGTCTGTGCTCATTCGACCTTCCTGATTAAGTCCTTACTGTGATCTACTGTTTCCGACCAGAACTTTCCGGTCACCATCCAGCTGTCTTGCCCGGACACGAAGGGGAAATCCCCATTCGTGTCGGTAACGGTCGGTATTACTACCTGCTTGCCATTTCGCATCAACCAGGTATCCCCTGGCTTGACGTCGAGTTTTCGAAGACTATCCATCGCGCATCATCATTAACGGTTATCTATGTACGTAAAATCAAAAGTCCATCTCTGCGTCAGGGGGGCGGGGGGAAAAGTCTATCCCTGGATTTGGATCCGGATACTTCACTTCACTGTCAGAAGCCAGCGGCGCCGAAGTTTTTGTCCGGAAATAAATGGCTTCCTCCTTCTTCCCGAAAAACTCCCTGATGATCCGGTCCTGGCTGTTGCGCAGCTCCTGCGGGTTGTAGTCGTAGCCGTGATAGGCGGCGTACTTCTTGCAATACTCCGTGAACTTCTGCGTGCTCAGGTCTCGGATCCGCTCGTTGTTCATGTAATCCTCCTTGGCTTCACGCTTACAAACCGGATTGTCGAGCCTGTTGCTTTCAATGCCGAAATAAGTTTCCGCCCACTCAAAGAACCTTCCGCCCATCGAGCTGAGCAGGTTCCGCTTCTGGATGTTGTTCATCGGCGGCTTAACCTTTTCCGGGCAGCTCAGGTAAAAATTCAGGCACTGCGCCAGGAAATTGAACATCCTATTCCAGTCGTCGGTGGTGAAGTCGTAAAACATCCTGCGTCCTTCGAAGTCATCAGTCGGCTGGCGGGTTTCCTTGTAAGACCCGTTGTTCTCATGGTAATAGTCTGAGAAGCTGGTCACCAGTTTTCGGCGCTGCGTTGATTCCGAGAAATCGCGGTCACCAAAGTTGCTATCAAACCAGAACTTCGGGCTTTCATCGAAGGTGATACTGTACGACTGGGTTTGCTTCGGGTTCGGGTTCATATCGCCGGTGATATCGCTGAAAAAGAATCCGAAGTCCAAGAACTCGTAACAGTCGTCGACGATGATCAGATCCGTATGCCGGGTAACCTTGTCGTAGATGTGCGGGTTTTTCGTCAGCAGCGGGTTCCGGCCGGAGAACGAAACATTGTACCGCCAGATCCATTTCAAGACTTTACCGGTAAGGGATTTGCCGGATCCCCCATTTGATTTCGCATCGTCCCCCATCGCTTCGGAAAGCTTGTTGTCCATCGCCCACACACACCAGGCGCGCGAGGGATCCTTGTACCGATGAAGCATATAACCGATCGTGTATATCCGGTTCACCAGGTGCTGCATCTGCTCGCCCTTTTCGACCTCGGTAAGTAGCTGGCCAGCGATTGAAAACCTGTTATCCTGGATGTACTGATCTTGCTCTTCCAGGCTACGCTGCTTGAAAAACAGTTCCGCTTCCGCGTCGGTCAATCCATGCGCCTCACAATACTCTTCGCGCTTTTTTGCGCTGTCGTGGGTCAGCCAAAGCGTTTGCCGCTCTTCAAGCTCCTTGCGCCAGTGGACCCTGGCGGTGTTGATCAAGAACCGGAAAAACATGCATTCATTATTCAGAATGTCGATGTGATAGCCGGTGTCCTTCCGCTCGATCCGGAACATATTGTCCAGCTTCTTAACCCTGGGAATGCTCTTGTCTTTCACCGGGAAGGTGATCATTTTATCTTCCCACACGTATTTGTCCGATTGAAAACCCTTCGTCTCTTCGATGCCCTTCCCTGTGATCTTCCAGGTACAGTTCGGAAAGAACATATACTGGTAGTCAGGTCCGAACGATTTGAAATCCAGGTCTAACAACGGAAGGTTAGCCAGGTTGGAAATGCTCAACTGATTGGTGCTGAACATCGAGTTCAAAAGATCCTGGGTCACCATTTCATCGTAAAGCCAGCGATCGTTCAGGAAGCTGTGCAGGTACCCCTTGATTTCCTGCGCCTCGATTTTGCACACCTTGTTGCCCACCACACGCACATAAAAGAAACCTTCCTTGTCGCGCTCGGACTTGAAACGGGCAAATCCGGATTTGGCCAGGAAATTATAGGCCTGCACGTGGTTGAATTTGTACTGCACCAGTGGCCGGCCGAACTTCATTTTCTTGTTCCCTTCGTCGTCGTACTGGTATTCCTGGTCCCAAAATCGGTAGGGTAACGCCGTTTTGATCAGCTGATCAAAGTCCCGCTTATTGTGGGTACGCAGGTAGTCGCGCAGATCCTTTGACGTCGCCTTGCCCTCGCTGTCGACACGCAAAATCTTTTCCGGAAGCCAGATCGTGAACAGGTTCAAAAACTTCTCCGCTAGCGCATGCCCGGTAGCCTTGCCGGTTTTGTCGATATCGGGTAGGTTGTAAACCTTGTACGAGATTTTATAGATCGCGGCGATATCATCATGCGACAGGCTCTCCGCCTCCGAATTCATCCAGATCACCCGGTAACCAAGGCAGGCCACGTTCAAAGCATCAGACCCGCCAGAACAGGCGATGATCTCTGGCAATTTTACGTCCTGGCGCTCGACTTCCTTTGCGACTTCTTCGGGTGACGGTGCAAATTCAGCGTCGGCTGCTTTTTTATTGAGCTCTTCCTTTTTGCGCTCTGTAATAAAATCCTGGTGCTGTTTGAGGCCGTGGACGTAATGGTTAGGTTTTTTGCCGATATACCGGAAACGTTTGTCGTGGGCTGCCTTCGGCCGGTAAATCTTTCCGAAATCTCCTTCGTCGAAATAAAAAATCGGGTATTCATCAGTACTGTAAGTAGTCAGGTGCTTGCCCTGGTAAATGTTCGTGTAGTACTCCAAACTCTTTACGTGATACAGCGCGAACAGCTGCTGCGCCCGTTCCTTTCTGTTGTCGTCGTTATTGCCCAGGGCAAACCATGCATTGTCAGTCAAGATCGTCCGGATCTCGGAAACCGTCAGCTCCTTAGGCACCCAGTTGCTGGCCCCCTCCTGCTCTTCTGGAAGCATCGGGCGCTCTTCGTAGCGGGGCTTAGGCTGATAGCTTTGGTTTTCATCCTGATAGTTGTAAAACGCACACACTTCCCGAAGCGCCTGGCCGTAGTCCTGGCCAGTCTCGAGCATACAAACCATAATGGCATTGCGCCACTTCGTGTCTAGGCCAAAATCGGTAACTCCCCACTCGCCGTTAATGCGCTTCAAACTCGCACTGGCGGTTTTTTCTTCACGTGTTTTGAATTTGCGAGTGAGATTCTGAAAGCTCTGTCGAGCATCCGGATAATGACTGAGGATATACCGCTCCCCGCCATCTTCCGCAAATAATTTTTCAATATCTATTCTGGCCATTACTGATAGGATTGTCCGCCTGACCATCCGCTCTCTTTGCCGGCAAGCGCCGGCGAGAGAGGCACGTAAACCCTCCTATTAATAAAGAAAGCGGATGGTGTCGACGGAACTGAGGTTACTTTACTGAGGAAAAAAGCAGATAAGTTTCGGTGGCCAGGATGTATGTTTCGACGCCATTCTGATCGGCTATGCCATACTCCCGCTCGAACGCCTGCATGTTGGTCGAAAGAATGGTACAGTAGTGATCATTATAGTCCCGGAACAACTTGCATTCTTCGGCGGTGACTTTTATCAGAGCAAACTGGTGCTTCTGAGTTCTGTCCTTAGCCAACTGCAATTTCCCGTTGAGCGACTTATGGGCCTGCGATTTATAGCGAATGAAAGCAGCATTTGTCTGAATGATAGCATGAACCATCCGCACGTGCGCAAAAGGTAGTTTTACTGTTTTGAGCTGGGTTTGATTAAAAATGTTCATCGGAGAGGTCGGTTTACAATACAGAATGCCAGAGATCTTTATCGATCACCTGGCCGCATTTGGCACAGGTATGTAAAAATGTTGGTTCCGGCCGGGTTTCGACGATCGCCGCCGGCTGGATCAATCCGCAGGCCGGGCACTTGATGGTGTCGGCAGTTTTCGGCAGCTGCTCGAAGTCCGGCACCACCGCGGTGGGCTTAACTTCGGCAATCGGTTTGTTGAGAAATTTCACGCTAGTTGCCATGGTGTCGTTTGCGTTTTTTGAAGTCGTAGAAAAGCCAGATTACAAAGACGAGTTCGAACAGATATCCGAGTATCCGGATGCGCTCAGCGATGTTCATGACTACTCCGGCTTATCGTGTAGCAGAGCAGGCAAGCAAATGCGAAGATGGCGATGCCAACGGCGGTAGCGCCCGGGTTACGGACAGCGTTTTCGATAGAGCTGGGAGTCAGAAACATTGTTATCATGGCGATGTAGGTAGTTTTGCCGAGAATAAGAGACAGATAAGGGCCAGCAGCACGCCGACCAGAAACAGGATTTGAGCAATCCAAACCAGGCGGTCGATCCACTTCATCCCAATGCGAGGTTTACGGCGTTAGCTGCTTTACTTAACAGTTCCGGACTAGCATGCGAGGCTTCCGCCATCCAGAAATCTTGCACTTGGTTCACCATGCTTTCAATTTTTTCCACGGCCAAATCCTCTGGCAGAAGCAGTATGTCGTGTTCCAGCGTCATTAACAAATCGCCATATCCGCCAAAAAATGCACGCTTCGTTTCTCGAAGTTGATCCGCCGGCATGCTGGCCGCGACGAGGCCTACTCGTTGGAGATAGCTTTCAAATGACAGCTCGACGCTGAATGGGTTAGTTACTTCTGCTTGGGAGGTTGCTTGCTGTTCCATAAATTGCAGGATATGAAAGATGATTTTTACGATATGGTATTGTTTGTCGACCAATTCAGCGGTGAAGACTCAGGCTGGACTACGGATCTCATGAAGATTGAAGAAAACCTATTGTCCATACACTTGGACCCCGAGGACATTCTTGAAACCGCAAAACTTGAACCTGATTTTCAAAGAGTTTTTGGAGCCGGCAGGTACATTGTTATTTGCAAGATCGATCATGCCGGAAAGTCTGCACGGATGGATATCTATAATCACGAAATCAATTTAGAGGACCACGCCGATGAGTTATTGGATAAATTCGATGCTCCAACCCTACATCAATTTTCCGAGTGGCAATCCTTCCTACGTGCACAGCCGGAAATCGATCTAACCGGCTACGTATTATCCGATGACTTTTTGAGCGACTCTTGAAGTAGCGAGAAATCAAAATAATCTTCGCTACTGGATATAATCGTCGATACTCCCTGTCTCCTGAATACGAGATACAGCCCTGTATGCGCATCCAGTTGCTCCAAAAGGCTCAAATTCTTAGCTTCACGATCGCCCTCCGATAGAGTTTGCAATTTCTCCATCGCTCCATGCATTTTAAGTGCCCCCCACATGAATGCCTTTCTTAACGGCATTATATCCGACTCAGGCGTCTGGTCTGGATGAATGCCCAATCCCACTAGAAAGTGCCGAAAACTCATATTGAGATCGTAGGAATCATAGATAGGCCCGCTTCCCCAAAAATTTTCAGTCTGTTCGTTGTTCATACCGCTTCTGCTTTTAGTTGTGGATGATTGAATAAATGCGCCGTCTCTGGCAACTCCTTCACAATGATATCCCTGACGAACGCTGGTACCTTATAACCTTCTGCGTTCGCTAGAAGCCCCTTCCATTGGCCCTCAGTAAAACCGACCGCTTTCAGTTCGGCCTTAATCTTCCGCCGGCGCCAGTCTTCGATTTCGCTCAGCGCTGTACCTACTGGTGGGCGTTTTTTTGTTTTGTCAATATTCATACAGCTTTTCGTGGATTAATTACTGTTACTGGTAATTGTTAACCATTCAAAGGTATGAACACAATTAATTAATTGTCAATAGTTTCTATGAATATATTTTGACTATCGTAGTATACATTTGATTTTCAATCAATTATATATCTAAAAATTATTCCTACAAAGTGCTCGTGCAGCATTTTAAATCTATCAATGGTCTAAAATCGCCGTGAACGGTTTTGTAATTGCTATATAATCGCTAATATTTGCAGCTACATAGCAATAGACAGTCAATAAATAAACCGATCTTTCATATGAGCACTAAAAAGCTTCCGATAGGAATGGCGATCAAAGCCATTATACAAGAGAAGAACTTGCGGCCACAAGATATTGCGGCCAAGCTGAGAATCTCCCGCCAAAACATCTATCTGATATACTCACGGCAGGAGATGTCGTCGACCGAACAAAAGAAATGGGCGGCAGCTCTTGAGGTGTCGCTACAAGAATTGGCTAATAAGCGAGAAATTTCATCGGATGACCAACCGGTTCAAAATGCTAACTATCTGATGGAACAGCTAGCCAACATCGAAATGCAGTTCAGAGAATTCCGCGAGCAATTGCAGGTGAAGGATAATCAGATTGCGAGTCTGCAGCGGATGCTTGAAATGACCTTGGGAAAGTCTGAGGACGTGATCATTTTCAAGACCACCCCGGTATTACCTATCTATCCAGGCTTGGGCGCACTGGAAGCATAA